ATTGAATTGGTTGTGGTGATTGAATTGGTTGTGGTGATTGAATTGGTTGTGGTGATTGAATTGGTTGTGGTGATTGAATTGGTTGTGGTGATTGAATTGGTTGTGGTGATTGAATTGGTTGTGTAGGGTTTTGAATTTGAACTTGAGGTTGTTCTTGAGGGTTTTCTATAGGTTGTTCTATTGGTTGTTCTATAGGTTGTTCTACAGGTTGTTCTTGAGGTTTTTCTTGAGGTTGTTCTTGAGGTTGTTCATCCTTTACTTCTTCAGGTTCCTTTTCAGGTTCTTCCTTTACTTCTTCAGGTTCTTTTTCCGGTTCTTTTTCAGTTTCTTCCTTTACTTCCTCAGGTTCTTCTTCCGGTTCTTTTTCAGGTTCTTCCTTTACTTCTTCCGGTTCTTCTTCATGTTCTTTTTCCGGTTCTTCTTCGTGTTCTTTTTCCGGTTCTTTTTCAGGTTCTTCCTTTACTTCTTCAGGTTCTTCTTCATGTTCTTTTTCCGGTTCTTCTTCGTGTTCTTTTTCCGGTTCTTTTTCAGGTTCTTCCTTTACTTCTTCAGGTTCTTTTTCAGGTTCTTTTTCAGGTTCTTCTAAAACAATAAATTCTTTGAATACATCGGGATTAAGTTCTTTTTCAATAAATTGGTAAGATGTTTGAAAAAGAGAGGCCTTTTTTTGAAAATAAAAAACAACAAATGGCCATTCTAATGTTTTATTAATTTTATAAAACAAAATATTTAAATTTATTGGTTTATTTAATTCTCTGTCAATGCTTATTTTTTTTGGAAAATCATCGTCTTTAATATAATAATTATTAGAGTGATTATCATCACTAATTCCATCATATATTTCATCTTGATCTAATAGTTCATTGTTTTTATCTTCAACTACAATGGTTGCAGGATTGTTTAAATAATTTCTAACAGCTTTTTTTAATTCAATATTTAAAAAAGACATATATATTGTGATTCTAAAATAATTCTTTAGGTCTATTCGATGATAAATATATATAAAACAAATATAAAGATTATTTTAGATGGTATATTAGGAAAAAGCTTAAAATCAGAGAAGTTCGCAATAGCAAAAATGACTTATGTCGAAGAATATCTAGAGGATGATGGTACTAGTGACATCAGTTCAAATGAACAATTTTATACACCATTCAATCCTGAAAGTGGGTATATGGATGATGATGATACCATTTATTCATCCAAGAGTGCTAATAGAAAACGTCAAAAGAAAATAATAGAAGAAATGAAAAATATAGACAAACAATATCATAAATTAGCACGAAAAATAAACAGTAAAAAAGAATCTATTGAAATATATAGTACAAACGTTACACCTGGAAATATGATAAGAGACGCAATTACAGGGTCTAGATATCCCCAATATAGAGTAGGATCTTCAAATGAGAACCTTTTTTTTAAGGTAAGAATAGCAACTGGTGAAACCGGACATGATGGAGCTACCTTTTTTTTCGATAGTCCCGAACAATACGAACGTCATTTTAAAAACAGTATAACTATAAAACAAACAGAAAAAGAAAAATGGACAAATAAATGTGTTGATACTAGAATGAAAAATGAAAGAGTTTAAAAAAAATGAAAAATAAATAAAGAATAAATAATAAAATATTATATACTTTATTATTATACGATGTTTTGGAAAACCTTTTTGATAAGTTTTATGTTAAATAGTAAAAAACACACAACACTAGTTTTTCTAGATTCAAAAAATACTCATCTAACCTTGCAAGATTCAATACCAAAAAAACAACGCAAATCTTTCGATGAAGAGGATAATATTTTAATAAATAATCAGAAAAAAGGTTACGATAATAGATACAATTTTTCGGAAAAAACAAACGAAATGTTTAATATTACAAAGTTCAATACTCAATTAAAACTATTAAAACAGTTAGAAAATAAGAATATAAATGAAGTGATTAAAAGAGATTTAATAGATGAATATAATAAAAAGTATTCAACAACACCAGCCTATAATGTTTTAGCAGGTGGACTTTATAATGATTGGAATTTCGAAATATAAAATATATTTTTATATTATAGATAATATATGATTGATACAAATTCTCCAAATAATACTATTCCATTTATAGCATATGGGATGATAGGTATAACATCATTAGTATTAGCATATTCTACATTGATGGATGCTGACACATTTAAAAACGATATTGATTCAGAAACAGCATCAGCAACATCAATGCTTCCGCCTGTATTTACACAACCAGTACAAGAAAAAGAAGTAGAACCTGAAAACATGAACCCATTAATCCCCCCTATTCCTGGTATACCATCATCACCGGTTGAACCCGTACAGGCATATCCATTATCACCATTTCAAAACAATCGGGACAATATGAATAATGAACCTAATAAACTAGCAGGTGGAAAAAAAAACAAACACACCAGAAAAAGTAAGAAAAATTGATTTAAATTGTTGTTTTTTAGTAATTAATAAAAATTAATTACTAATAATTTAGCCTCTCCAATGTCGAGAATCAATGTACATGAAATATTAAGTGAAGACATCAAAGATCTCAAAACTTGTATAAATAGTATACGAGAATCATTTGGAAAAATCGATAATTTATATGTATCTGTAGGTGGAAAGCATAATGAGCAATATATTACTTTTAATAATCCATTTTCTATAAAAACCAAGATTTTTAGAACAAATTCGGATTATCAACTAGTGCCTAATTTTCTACAATTTAATCCATTAAACAAAAAAACACTAATTATAGCAATTGATAATTTTTCAAACGAAGAAACACGTAGAATTAATAAACAAATATTAGAAAGAAATATAGATGAAAATATGCATGCTATTTTATTTAATAAAATATGTACAAAATCATTTTTAGAAACATTTGCAGAATATTTTATAGTATTATGTGAAGAAAACGACATTGAACCTAGCGACGCAATGATATGTAATTATGTGCGTTTTGCTAATAATCCAAATCCAATAGAATTAATAGCTGAACAAATAATCCCAGAAACTCTACAAAATAGTCTTAATAACTCATCTAATACAAAATATTGTGAATGTTTTTATCAATGGTTTGGTTACAGATATTATATATATAATTTCATTTTTAAATATAAAAAACATTATACGTATGATATATTTAATTATGCAAGAATATTAGAACAATTTATTGAAAACAACGATGAAAGATTATTAAAAAGAGGTTTTGTTGAATTTTTAGATAATATATGTGACATTATGTCATTATATAAAAAAATAGAATTAAATGACTATGTATAAATATATATTAATCTCTATTCGTGCATAAATGTATTTATGCACGAATAGGATATGGGTTATCCTGTCTTTTGTATCCAAATGGATACAAAAAACACGGATAGACCTTATTCCTGAACAGTAGTTAAATTATTACATCTGATAAAAAAATCCATAATCTGTTTTTTATCTGCTCCTATTACTAAATCATTAGGAACATGGGTTAAATTATCCTTAATATAACATAATATCACAGGAACACCATTTACAACACGTTTTGATCTTAAAAAAGAATAGATATCAAAATTAATATCTATATCAATAATTGCACATTGTACATTATCTGGCATATTTTCAAAATAGTATTTAACACCTTGATTTATTGTTCTGCAAGGACCACACCATTCTGCACCAAATTTTATTAAAAACAACCCTGGATTTGTATGAAGAAGTTCTAAAAAATGGTTTCTATCTCTTATATCAGTAATTATAGGCAAAGTCATATACATCGAATAAATAAATTATTTTTACATAAAATACGCTAAAAATAAATCTTAATAGTATTATAGACATGAAAACTCATAATTTAAATATTCATATGTATAAATTATCGGAAATTTTAGATCTGTTTCAATTATCTTATAACATTTCTGTTGAAGACTTAAAACGAGCAAAAAAAACCGTCCTAATGACACATCCAGATAAATCAGGCCTAGGAGCCGAATATTTTTTATTTTATAAAAAGGCATTTGATATCATTGTAACATTCTATGAGAACCAACAAAAACAAAATAGGAATGTTTCTACAGAAGAACAAAAGTATGAACCAATTAATATAAATAATATTAATAAATCTTCAGTAAGGAAAGTAAAATCGGTTATTGATGAAATGTCTCCCACAGAATTTAATGCAAAGTTTAATAAACTATTTGATGATAATATGTCGAACAAACCAAATCCAAATCGAAATGAGTGGTTTACTCAAGATGATCCTACTTATCATATAGAAGGTGATGTAACTAAACAAAATATGGGTATTATGTTTGAAAAGGTAAAGGAAAAGCAGAATTCTGCACTATCGAAATATCGTGGTGTGGAAAATTTAGTAGTAAATAGAGGTTCTGGTTCAAGATTATATGATGACGATGAAGATGATTATGTTCAATGCGATCCTTTTAGTAAATTAAAATATGATGATTTACGAAAAGTCCATAAAGATCAAACTGTATTGTCAGTAAGCGAAAAAGATATTAATAAAGTCCCTCTATATTCATCAACTGAACAATATGCTAGAGCAAGAGGACAACAGATATTAACTCCTTTAGAAAAAGAAGAAGCAGAAAACGTATTATCATCACAGGATCAGCAATATAAACAGCGTATAATGCAAAACGAATATAATGCTAATTTGAGAACTTTAGAATATGAACAAAAAAATAAAACTGTTTTATCAAGTTTTTTGCAATTAAAAAACTAGATGATTCACTATGTACGAAATTGCGAGAAATACCATTCTTTATCCATATCTAACATCAAGTGTGTATAATCCGTATTTCGGCATTCTATATCGCTATAGTTTTCATATTGTGTTACCGTAGGTGGTATAATCATAAACCAAAAATCTTGTATTTGTAAACGTTTCCAATAGATATCAAGTGCGTATTTTTTTTTGCCCTCCTCCGTAGGTGTTTTCATTAATAGAGTTGCACTCTCTTTAAAATTCTTAATTAATGTATCATAATATGAATTTTTTACAATATATCCGGTTGTGGTTTGACAATAAAATACGCGAACACAAAAATCATTTATTTTTTGGTAAGGAGGTACATTATTTCCTCCTATAATTAGCATATCCCAATTTATTTTTTCATCTTCATAAAAACTTGTTAGATTAGTTAACAGTGTTTTTGGATCTAAAAATGTAATATCATCTTCACATATAAATACATACTCATAATTTCTTTGTTTAGCTAATTCCAAACATTTGACATGACTTAACGTACAACCTATTGCACCTAAACTTGTTTTAATCGCATTAACTCTTTCTCCTTTTATTCCTAATTTAGATAATTCTATATTTACATGTTCTAAACGATCAGTCCTGTTCTCTAAATTTATGAATAAGGTATTTTTCAATAATTCCATTAGTATTAATACTAATATAATATTTATATTGTTTTTTTGTTTTTTCGTGTTTTTCCTCCTTTTTTAAAAAAACCAACCACTGATTGTACAAATCCAGTTATTATACCTTTTCGTGTCGCTCTATTAGGTTGTGTCCTAGGAGGTGATCTACGTTGGTTTTCTGTAGATTTTGCAGAAAGGCTTTTTAAATTATTATTGTTAAAATTGGTGGTTTTTTTAACTTGTATTGTTTCAGAATCAGAATCCGAATCAGAATCAGAATCCGAATCAGAATCAATACTGGCAGCTGAATCTGTTCTAGTTCTATAATTTCTTAAACGTGCTGCACTTGCTGCTAAAGCAGGCACCATCTTTCTTGCAGATGTAAATTCCTTTTTTTTGTTATACAAAAACCTTCTATTTTTTTCTTCTTCAGCTACACGCTTATTATGCAAAATAATTTTTTTTTTAGAATCATTTCTTTCAATTATTATTCTCTGATTATTTCCTGTATTTATGTTGACTCGTTTTTGTGTTCTTCTAGGAGATGTTCTTTCAGCCGATGAAGTTTTTTTTAAAATTGATCTCGTTGGCATTATATATATATATTACATATTATATTTATTTTCTAAAATAGAAAGTTTATCAAATAATTCTCGAATTTGCAATTTTAATAAATCTATTTCTATCTGTTGATTAGAGATTTTCTCCGCATTTGTATTATCTGACCAGGAAACCGACTTTTTTATTTTTTCATTATCATCACTTTCTTGTTCCGTAAGTTCCTCTATTAAAATATTTATATTTGAATTGGAATCTATTTTTAATTTATTAGATTCTGATTGCGTTGGTGGGAGTGGTGCATATTTTCTTAATTCATCTTCGCGTTCTTTCAAATGCTGTTTAATTAAATCATCCATGTTTGACAAAGGTATGTCTTGTTTTTCGGCGAAATCAATCGTATCAGGAACTTTTTTATCAAATAAAGATTGATATTCTACTTGCTTTATTTGAAATTGATCTCCTATTTTATCAACCTTATTCTCTGTTATTGAATAAGGTTTTAACAGATCTTTTTCAGATAATTGTATATTAGGTTTTTTATTAATAGTTGAATATTTATCCTTAATATTTTTAATCATATAGGATATTGTTCTCTTATTTAATAATAATAATTGGCTTGAATCTAATTGTTTTCCTTGATTGTCTTCGTAAAAAATCTGTATTATAGATTTAAACCATTCATTTTTCAAATAAGGATAATTAGAATAAATAGAAAAATAATTATTTACTATTTCATTTTTACTTATAACATTCCATAAAAGATTTTGATTATCTACAGAAACATATGCTGACATATTATATTTTATACCTTTGTCAAATTAAAACATTCTTTTTCTATATATTTTTACTCTTAAATAAAGATTTATTTGTACATAAATTATATAATGAATTCTAATATTGAAAGATCCCAAATATTTCGTGATAGATCTGGTTTTGAAAAAAGTAATCCGGCAAAGGTTTTAGCAAATTTTTTTTCATCTTTAGGAGATTCTAGTCCCAAAAAAACCCAATCTAAAATAATATTAAAACCAATTGACCCAAGAATTGAAAGATCCAAAGAACATCGTCAAAGAAATAAGATTTTAACTCAAAAACATAAACCAATTTTAAGATCTACGCGTTCAGCATCTAGATCACCTCGTTCTGCATCAAGAACTTCAGCGTCACCCAGATCACACCGTTCTGCATCAAGGACTCCTGTATCAACCGGATCAGACCGTTCTGCGTCAAGGACTCCCGTATCGCCAGGATCACACCGTTCTGCATCAAGGACTCCTGTAACAACCGGATCAGACCGTTCTGCGTCAAGGACTTCCGCATCGCCAGGATCACACCACTCTGCAACTTCAGGATCACCTCGTAGAAAAACATTAAAATTAACTAAAATAAAAAATAATGTTAATTTGCCTAATGTAGTGGGGAAAACAATTTCAAACAGGCCAATTAAAGAGTCGAAACCTCTTCCAAAAATTACTAATTCATAAATTATAGATAAAACAATATAATAAAGTTTTGGATAAAACCTAAAATTATGATGCAATATTATTTTATATTACATAATATAGAAATGGCAGAAGAAGATAATTCTGAAAATATTGAAAATTATACTTCCAATAAATTTATAGATAAGGTAACATTAGAGCTATTAATGAATAAAAATCAATATAATCGTTATTTATCACAAAGCAATCCAAAAAAACATAAAGAACATTTAGAACATTTGGAAAAAATAAAAAAGTATAGAAATTCAATAATTAATATGACAAATGATTTTATAGATAATTCGAACCATCAAGTTACTACTGAAGTAAATGATGCTTTTGATTATTATGTGAGAACAATTATAAAACATATTGAATGTAAAAAAATAGAAAATGCTGATAACATTGAAAAAGATGAAGATATTCTTTTTGGAAATATGGATAGCAATACTGAAGAAGAATCATCTGATAATGAAATAATTAATAGATCTTTTTGGGGTAAAAATAAGGTTGTAAAAAAGACTAATATTTTTGATTATCCAATAAATTATATTCCTATGGTTAAAGATACATAAATTATGCTAGTTGTTTTATAATTAAATGACAAGATAGAGGTTTTGATAATGCACCTGTTGCTGCATCAATCTTTAGTCCACCATTATCACCAGTAGAAACATTATTAATACTTAATATGGAACTAACACCAACTGGTGTTGATATTATACTTATTCCAATAATTTCACCATTTCCTGATTTACCAACTACTGTCATTAATAGTTCACTGTTGTTTAAGAACACTACTAATTCACCCGTATTCTGAACAGTTACTTGAAAAGTAATTTCATAAACTCCTCCAGGTGGTAATATAAATTTTGATGAACTACCTAGAACTCGTTGTATAGTTCCATAAGGATTTATTAAAGGATTAGGAAAATTTACTGAACTGCCTGGACTAATAGAAATTGGATTATCATTAACTTCACCAGGAACTCCGCTCATCAACCCATAAAAATCTGCAAAATTAGATAAATTTAATGGTCCAACAGGTCCTTGTAAACCTGTAGGTCCAACTAAACCCATAACTCCTTGTAAACCTGTAGGTCCAACTAAACCCATAACTCCTTGTAAACCTGTAGGTCCAACTAAACCCATAACTCCTTGTAAACCTGTAGGTCCGAGTAAACCATCTGAACCTTTCTCACCTTTCTCACCTTTCTCACCAGTTTCACCTTTCTCACCTTTCTCACCAATTTCACCTTTCTCACCTGTTTCACCTTTCTCACCTTGCTGTCCTGTTGAACCATTATTTCCAATAGGTCCTGTAGGTCCAGTTGCTCCTTGTATGCCTGTATCGCCTTTTTGTCCAGTAGGTCCAGTAGCTCCTTGTAAGCCTTTATCGCCTTTTTGACCAGTAGGTCCAGTTTCACCAGAACAACCTTTTTCACCACGATGTCCATGTTCTCCAGTAGGTCCAGTAGGACCATCGCAACCATGTCTTCCATCTCTTCCATCACAACCATCTTTTCCATCACGTCCATCTTGTCCATCTTCTCCGGGACAACCATCTTGTCCATCCTTACCATCTTTCCCATCACGTCCATCTTGACCATCTTCTCCATCTTCTCCTGGACAACCATCTTGCCCATCCTTACCATCTTCGCCATCACGACCATCTTTGCCATCTTTTCCATTACGTCCGTCACGTCCGTCTTCTCCAGGTTTACCATTTTCACCGTCCTTACCATCCTTACCATCTTTTCCGTCACGACCATCACGACCATCTTCTCCATCCTTACCATCTTTTCCATCTTCTCCATCGCGACCCTCTTTTCCATCACGACCACATTTACCATCCTTACCGTTTTCACCATTTTTTCCATCTACTCCATCACGGCCATGTTTACCATCTTTGCCGTCTCTGCCAATGAAATTATTTTTCTTATCATTGCGTCTCGAATTACGATTACAACTTTTTACTTTACAGTTTCGTTGCTCATAGCATCCATAATATTTTTTATGTATGCATGATTCATCATCTGAATTACAGCGGTCGTCTTTTGGCATATATAATTAGATATTATATATACTAAATTATTATACTAAATATAATACAAACAAAATAATATAACAGCATAAACGCAGCTGTAAAATACTAATTTAATAATCTAATTTTACTAGTTTTATTTTTAACGCACTTAAATCTTTCATTTCTAACATAACCCGATTTACATTTTTTAACACATCGTTTTGTTCGAGGGTTAAGCTCTTTGCCTTCCGGACATTTTTTCAATTCTTTACTATTTAATTTACTAATACTACATAAACCACTATGCAAGTCTATTTTACCCTTTGGACATGACTTTGGGGTTGTTTCATCCATTTTTTTAATCTCTATTTTTGGTTTTTCAAACAACTTTTCAGGCATTTTCATAGTAGGATTTGTCGAAATAGTTATTTTATCGACAACAATATTATCCCTTATTACTTTATTATATTTTTCAAGAAGCCCGTTTTTAATAAGAATGCCTTTAAAATCTTCTATTAATTCATTAATTGATGCCCTATATTTAATTTCTGGTTCAATCATACTATCAAATAATACACGCAACTCAACTTGTAATGATTTGGATAAAAAATTAAATGCTCTATTTAACCAATAGTTTAAAGACATTCCTAATCCAAACACATCAATACTATTAACACTGCTATTTAAAAATTTTTCATACTGCATCTCTTTCATGTTTAGTTTTATAGTATGTTCGTAACCATAAACATAGTCAGAGCAAGATTGCTTGTATTCAGATAAGCTATTATTATTAATAGCGAAATAAAAGAAATTATTTATGTTATCGTAATAATAATTCTTTATATTTTTATTGATTATTTCGGTTTTAATTACATTAATTTTCTTCTCCTGTTCTTCAATTGAATTTACAATGCTATAAAAATTGTGTTTATTAATATATTCTAATTCCCATGGAAACGACCAATGAAATATAGCGAAATTATAATTGCTCTCTCTAGCCAATTTTAATATTTTTTTTTTTGATACCATTAAACCGAAATCAATAAAGTTCAAACGATTTGTTGTTTCATCAAAAACAATATTCTGTGGTTTCAAATCATGATGTATTAAACCAAATTTATTAAATATTTTCAAACCTTTAAATAAACGCAATGCTTCTAATAAAAATTTCTCGCATTTTTCAGTAGTTTCTATTGATTTATCCCACTTCATTATTGTATCACTGTAATCTCGTAAATTCTCACCACCATCATTCATTATAAGTAATGAATAATCTTTAATATTACGTATTACTTCGCTTCCTATTTTACATTTTTTTATCGATTCGATATTAAATTGATTTTTTTTATCAACATCACAATTATACGGCATTCCTAAATAATATTCATTATTTTTATCAACCTTACTAATTTTTGAATATTCCTTTTCTTCAATCTTTGCATCCCTTTTTTTTAAAATTTTGGATACTTTTTTATTATAAAATATATTAGGCGAATCATTGCATGTTAAACTTGGATTATGTACACATCCATATGTTCCTTCACCTATTACATTAGATATAGTATTCATAATATATAATAAAAATTATATAATATATAAATAAATTAATCTCTATTTATGGATAAATATATTTATGCAAGGATAGACCTTAATTAATAGTTATTAATACAATTTTCCCATTTTGGCAATCTTTTTTTGTATAATATTCAATATCATTGCTTATTTTATTTGAGCATTTTTCTTTTTTCGACTTTTGATTACAACATTTTGCTTCATTTTTTTTATAGCAATAATGTTGTCTACGTTTGCTGCATTTTGAAGATTCTGTATCACTCGTAGAATCAGAGTCTGAACTGCACTCTTGTTTTTTTGAACAATTGCTGCATACCTTTTTATAACAAAACCGCTTTTTGTGCACACATGATAAATCCTCTTCATCAGAACTATCATTAGATCTGTAATAGCAATTTTTGGTTGGCATTATATATAATTAAAACATTTTCTAAATTAAAAATAATATATACAAATATGCTAATAATGTTAATAAAGTAATTAAAAAACCGGTTTTGTATATTTTGTATTTTATTGAAATTATTTTTTCGATGTATAATTTATATGAAAAAAAGTAACAAAACAATAAAAAATAAAAAAAAATTAAATGGTGGGAAAACTATGAAGGCGATGAATTGTAGCCCAGTAGTTGAAAACAATACACCCATCAAGGGTAGTTGTTTCACTGCGAATACTCTCCATACCTTGAAAAAATATTATAATAAACATAATCCAAAAACAATTATAAAATCAAACAATCCAATAAAAATATGGAAGGAATTAAAACATAATTTGCAAACTTGTAGTAAAGAGGATTGTTGGTTAAATGAAATTGATGATATATCTCTACGTAACAAGTTAGATAAATATATATTTGCACCTGATCATCCAGATGATTGGAATGATAATCCTGACGAATGGTTATCTAATTTTGATATATTAAGTGTTCTCGAACAATATATGGAAAAATATCCAAAATTTTATTCACCTCCACCTACACCCATTGATTTTGATACTAGACCATCAGACATGAATGGAAATTGTGTATCAAATGAATTATGTACATTTGATTTAGAAAAACATATAAAAAACGGGAAAACTAAATTTGGAATCGTATTTAATATATCATCACATACAAGTAGCGGAAGTCATTGGGTATCTTTATACATTGATATTGATGATAAATTCATTTTTTATATGGACAGTGCAGGTAATGAAATTCCAAATGAAATTAATACTTTTGTAGAAAAGGTAGTTAAACAAGGTTTAGCAATGAGTAATCCAATTAAATTGCATTATTATGAAAACTGTCCTTTGGAACATCAAATGGGGACTACAGAGTGCGGAATGTTTGCCTTGTTTTTTATTATAACAATGTTATCAAATAAGGCAGAAAAAAAAGTTTTTAATAATTACTTTGATAAAATCAAATTTTTTAAAAATAAGCGTATTCCGGATAGATATGTTTTTCGGTTTCGAAAAATTTATTTTAATAAAAAATAAATTATCCGTATAATATAGTATGGCTTCAACACCCCCAAATGATTCTACAACATATATTAAAGCAATGTTATTTCCACACTATGATGTAAATGGAAAATATTATCGTATAGGAGATTTTCAATTTCAATTAAATAACAAATTACCATTTAATAGTATAGACGAAGTCGATCAATTTCTAAATACTTTTTATAAATATATAGATGAAGCGTCTCAAAAAAATTTTGACGATGCATCTATAAAAGAAATTCATGAAAAATTTAAAAAAACATATTACACAAAGAATATACACATTTTTACTAATATAAAATATAGAAAAAAGACAGTAAGAGAAAAGATTGCGGAATTAAAAGCAGATCTTACAAAAAAACCAACAGAGGGAGAAAAGATTAATAAAGAAATTGATGAATTAAAGAAAAGATTACCACCTGAATTAACGGATGATAAAATTAACGAAGCAATAAAAAAAAAGGAAGAGGAACTTAAAAATTTAAAACTAAAACAAAATAAAACGAGTGGAGGTGGTAAAAAATCCAAAAGGCGAAAATTCAAAAAATCAAGAAGAAATCGCACAAGGAATAACTAATTAATTTATTCACCCTTTTGTTTTTTTCGTTTTTCTGGCATTTGCTTTTTCCGCCTTTTTAGTTTGTTTTTCTTTTTCTCGATTTGCTTTTTTCTCTTCCGCTTCGCGTTTTTTATTTGCTAATTTTCTCTGTTTTTCTAGTTCCTTAAACCTTATTTTTTCATTCTTATCAACTTCCTTTGCGTGGGATTCTTCATCTATATCTACTAAATTATCCATTATTTTTGATCTGTATTTTTTGACCAAAGTATTTAATAATTCATGTTTTATTTCTTCCTGATATCCTTGTTGTTTACGTAAAGTTTTCCGAATTTTTCTTTCTTCTGTATCTAATGCTCTTTTTTTACGTTCATCTTCTATTATTTTCTTTTTAATCGTTTTTTGAATATTTCCAATATGCATCTTTCTCGTTTTTTGAATTCCCTTTATTTTTTTATTAATATCTCGTTTTGTAAGAGTAACATTATTTTGCTTTAGTTTAATTAAATTACTATATTCTTTATGATTACATTTAATAGCTGTTTTTATCGAACTACGTTCTAATTCATTCAAGTCTTCTTTAAGCATATTTTTCAAATATTCCTTGCGTTTCTTATAATTTTCCGATAACTGCTTTACTTCTTTAGATAAATCAGTTATTCTATTATTATAATCCTTTATCTTTTCATCAAGATTTATAATATGCGGATGTTGATTTATGATATCCGAAAGTTTAGCTAAATTAGATACTTTCTTTCCACATTTATTTTTTAATTGATACAACAATGTCCCCTTATATTGCTCATAATCATCTTCGTATTCTTCTATGTTTCCGGTTATATCAGCTAGTGCTACTTTTTTTGTTTCATTTTTATCCTTAATAAGTTCTCTCAATTCTTTTACTTTACCCCGAATTTTATCTGCTTCTACTTTTGCCTCCTTTACCATAAGTTTAATATTTTGATTTACCACCCTTTCGCATGTTTTTAATGAAGATCCTTCTAAATCACCGCAAATTTCATCCTTTAAGAATTTAAATTTATTAATATCTAAATCTCCAAGTTCTCCCCTCATTAGTTTTGATTCTTCCTTCAATTTATTTTTTAATTCAGGCAAATCAGATTCCATGATATCACGAACTATCTTCTTATCAAACCGCTTTGCCATATCTATATCATCACTAATAGGGACATGAATATGTTCTATAATGGGTTGGGCAAATTGTCTGGCATCCTTTTCTCTATTTAAATAACTAACATAACCAGAAATATCATCTAAGTATTGAGCTCTACCTCTATCAGTAAATTTACCATCATCATCCAAATAAGATTTAGAAAAAGATTCAAAATCAGAAGGCATCTGCTCATCCGGTGGTTTACATAGATTAATTAACTTTATTAACTCCATAGGATCTGTTGTAATTGGTGTAGCAGTCATTAATAAAAGCTTTACTGAAAATATTCCAGAATACTGATAAGAATACATCAATGCCTGATGCAATGCATTCATATCTGGCTTTTCTATACTAGATAAATCACCTCCACCATATAATTTATGTGCCTCATCAATAATCAATAATGTTTTACGTAAGGGATCCTCCTTTCCATTTATTTTTACCAAAGCATTATATAATGAATTTTGTTTCGATACTAAATTACTGAATTGTTTATAAGACATTGGTCTGATGCTCCATGCTTTGGACAACAGACGCATTCGCTTATTTTGTTCATCTGGGATTTGCAAACCTGAATTAGTTATTTGATTGCGGATACTTTCGCTGCATACTTGGTCAAACATATTTTTCCAAATATCACTTTTTAAGGTTGTTCGAGTAACCCAAAGAATTGTATAACCTTGTTTTTCAAAACTTGTTGTTGCCGCTGCAATTGCCGAGCACGTTTTGCCTGTTCCTACTGAGTGATGTAACAGCATACCTTTCACAGGGTTTGTCGGCGTAAAATAATGACGAATAAAATCCTGGGTCGGTGTCATTTTAATAATTTCTCCTGATCCACCTGACTGCTTTTCTGCACACAAGTTCTCCATTTTAACAGATTCCCATGTAAATTCACTAAATTGATCTTTTATATAATCACGCATCTCATTATATCCTAATCGTTTTGGCTCAGGTACTACAAAAGGTTCTCCTTCACGAATAGATAATCGCTGTTTTGGACCTCCACCATTATAAACTGCTTCCTTGGATCCACGTAAGTGTTCATTAAGTTCGAAACCCTCTCTCTTCTCATCAATTGAAATAATAGGTATAGAGAAACTATGGATATTCTTATTTAAATCATAATCTACGGAACCAACAACTGTTGTTTTCTCCAAATCACTAGCAAAATTCAATAGTCGAATATCTAAATTCATTGCCTTCAAATAAAGTTCTATTGCTGTTTTTGTTCCCATAAAACTATTCTTTAATTCATCAGGAATTTCTAAATCATATACAAAAACATGAAGAGGCCATCCTTGTTGAGGATGAAAATCTAATCCTCTTTGTCCACATGTTCTCGTTCCTCGTCCAATAACCTGCTTTTGATCAGCGGGAACTGTTGATGGTTCAAAAATATGGACATATTTTATATCGAATAAATCGATTCCCTCTTTAAAACCACTATCCATTACAATTATTCTAGCAAGTTCTCCATGAATATTATCGGGTCGTGAATTGAATGATTTTAATATGCTCTTTTTTAAAACAGTACTAATGGGCTGATCATATACCGAAACTGAAGATAATAAATAAAAATTTTTATTTTTTGTTCTTTCGAGAACATCATTTGATAAAAGTTCTATTTTATTATAGCGTTTTTCATTATTTTTGTTTTTCTTTTCTGGTGTATTTTCGCCACCTTTCTGTTCCACGCTATCATAATCATCCGAATCGCTATCAGATTCTTCCTCTTCATCTTCTTCTGAATCAACATATTTAGGATTAATTTCTGCATTATAACCTATTTTCATCCCACTGGCTATTAATGCCGATGCTATCAATTTTGCACCATATGATGATGATTTTAAATCAGAAAATATAAAATGCTTAAATAATTTCCCATGCTTTTTCAAATCTTTTTTATCTAATTCATTTATTTTTTTTAATAATGCTTTTAATTTGGGTGATTTTTCAGGTATATCCTTTAGTAACATTTTAGGATCAAAATTAATTTCATCAAATCTATATATTTTTGACCGCTTGCTCCAATTTGATTTTTGTCTAACACATTTGGCATCAAATGCTATATTCATATCGTTATCAATAATATTTTCGTCTAAATCATCAAAAAAATCATCATATTCCATTAATTAATTATATATTATAACCATAAAAAATATACTGATATGTTATATTAAATAATGTCATTCGGTATACCAATTGGAGTTGGATTTACACCACAATTTACTAGTTCAACAAATTTAGGTGGACCATTTAATGGATATTCTCCACAACAAACAGCTTTAAATTATAAAGACAGTAGTCAGGTAATGACTCGCCGAATTATTCGTGATTCTTGGAATGGTAGAGGTGCAGTTGGAACTGCAGGAAATGGAAATGCATATAATCGTGTAGTTACTCCTTTTCGTGCTGTTAATAATTTAGGAGATTTCTTGGGACGACAAAACTATGTTTGCGGGGGATCGAATCAAATTAGTAGCAAACATACTGGAAGACAAGGACCTATGGGAAGTATTATTTCAAAATGTGATAACACTGGTGTTCCTGCGGCTGTTTGCAATACTAGATTTGTACCCGATGCATCTGATTACATAACATTTAAAAAACAACGTGCTTTAAGCCAAAATTATAATGATGTTAAGAATGGAGGTGATAAAAACAATGCATCGTATCATGCTAGAATAAGTATTCGTCGTTTTTAAGGTCTATCTATGAATAAATATATTTATACAAAAATAAACAATATTTAAAAGACATATTATATATCCATTGTATATAATATGAGCAATCCGGTTTTTATTAGAGAAGATATTAATAATAATAAGTTAAATGCTATAAAAGCTATGCCACTAAAAGATAGCAGTTCAGATAAAACAAGCAGTTTTGAAGTAAATCGGAAAATATACGAGAAAACATATACAACTCCCTTGACAACAAGTCAAATAAATAGTTTATTAAAACCAGCCCGTTTTGGAATGGGTGGAAATAGTGGTCTCGGATCTTCACGAATAAGGCCTACTATTTTTGATGGTACATCCGCACCAAATCAAAAAAAATGGATGGGAAATCGTGATGCATCACAGGTAACTGTTAACCGTCGTACAAATAGTATTGGTGTTGGGACATTAAATTATTCTAATACACCATTATCGTTTACGAAACCAAATGATGTAAATATTGTAAATCATGCATTAAGACGAGTTAGAAGTGGTGGTGCGGTTGCACCTCCTAGTAAAAATTTTAGTCCCAGTAAAACATTTGTTTTAAGCCCTGGATTTCATCCTTATATGCAACCAGGTTATAAAGGTAAAAATCCTGGTTATTTTCCTAATTTAAGATATAACTAACTCTAGAATTCCCAAAAAATTGAATAAAACAATATAAATATATATTAATAATATGGATATTATGGATATTGAAAAACCATCTGAAACAATGTATACTGTTTATAGCAAAAGTGGCTGCGTATATTGTGTAAAGGTTAAAAAACTTCTTTTAGAGAAAAGACTCGCATTTGATATGATTGATTGTGATGATTATTTGGTTGAAGACAAAGAGGCGTTTTTAAATTATATCAAAGAAGTTGCTGGAAGAGAATATAAGACATTTCCTATGGTATTTCGTTGCGGAAAATTCATTGGTGGATTTACAGAGACAAAACAGCTATTAGATAAGGAAGAAGCATTTGATTCATTTTAATCTTTACTGGTCTAATGTAGTTTTGTATTCTTTTTATTTAAGGTCTATTCGTGGATAAATATATTTATCCACGAATAGAGATTAAACCATATTTAATTTATGATGAAATTTTTTTAATAATGAAAGTTGCCGATTTTTTTCAGAATAATATTGTTTCTTTATTCTAGTATCATAAAATGGTTTTATAAATAAAAATAAAAACACAATAAAGTAAATAATTCTATAATTTATAGATATGTTTTTTAAATAATATAATATTATACTAACAGTTGCAATATAAAATACTCCTGATATTTTCATTAAAAAACCTACATATTGTAAATATATTGAATAAAAGGTAGGATGAAATGTAGTTTCTCTTAATTCTAAATTAATATTGTAAAACAATAATTCAAAATATGATAGCCAACATGAATCAAAAATAAACCATCCAAATACTATTGTAAATATTAATATTAAATAAACATACATATCAAATATTGCTCCTATTCCATTAAAAAAAAATAAATAAAATGACGATAACAAATAAACATAATAATGTAAAAATCTTATAAAATAAATACAAATATATTCTTTTATTGTTGGTGAACTATCAATATACGGATAGTTTATTTCAATAATTATAGATATAATTAATAATATGATTGAAATAGTAAAAACCTTCAAATAGCCGTTCATTTTTGCAACAATATATATATTTTAATAACAAAAAACATTTTATAAAACAATATAAAAATATTTTAATTGTTTTTTTCATAAGACAATGTCTTCTTCCAAAGTAGCTATCGGTATTGATCTCGGCACAACTTATTCATGTGTCGGAATATGGCAAAATGACCACGTTGAAATTATTGCAAATGACCAAGGTAATCGTACTATGCCTTCCTATGTTTCCTTTACTCAAGAGGAGAGATTAATTGGAGAAGCAGCTAAATCTCTTGCTGCTAATAATGCAAGAAATACTGTCTTTGACGCAAAGCGTCTTATCGGTAAGAATTTTAATGATGATAAAGTTCAATCTGATATGAAGCATTTTTCTTATACAGTTATTAATCGTGAAAATAAACCTTTTATTGAAGTTGAATACAAAGGAGAAACAAAAGTATTTGCACCAGAAGAGATTAGCTCTATGGTATTGGGTAAGATGAAGGAAATTGCAGAGGCATATTTGGGAACATTGGTTACCGATGCTGTTATTACTGTTCCTGCTTATTTTAATGATTCACAGCGTCAAGCCACTAAAGATGCTGGTACAATTGCTGGTCTAAATGTAATTCGTATCATTAATGAGCCTACTGCGGCAGCTATCGCATACGGGCTCGATAAGAAGAGCGAAAAAGAAAGAAATGTATTAATTTTTGACATAGGCGGTGGGACTTTTGATGTGTCTATTTTAACAATTGAAGAAAGTATATTTGAAGTAAAGGCAACTGCAGGAGATACCCATTTGGGCGGTGAGGATTTTGATACTATGCTAGTGGAATATTTTATGGATGAATTTAAAAAGAAAAATAAAAAGGATATTTTAGATAATAAACGAGCAGTACGTAGGCTTCGCACTGCATGTGAGAGTGCAAAACGCACATTATCATCATCTACTGTTGCAACAATTGAGATTGATAGTCTATATGAAGGTATTGATTTTAATAGCACAATTACTAGAGCAAAATTTGAAAATCTTTGTGATAGTTTGTTTAGAAAGACAATGGCTCCAGTTGAACAAGTTCTTCGTGACTCCAAACTTTCAAAATCAGATATTGATGAAATTGTTCTTGTCGGTGGTAGTAGTCGTATTCCAAAAATTCAACAGCTATTATCTGAGTTTTTTAATGGTAAGGAACTATGCAAGTCTATCAACCCAGATGAATGTGTTGCGTATGGAGCAGCTGTTCAAGCCGCAATTTTAACAGGAACAAAGGATTCTAAGATTTCAGATTTATTGCTTCTAGATGTTTGTCCTCTCAGTCTAGGACTTGAAACTGCTGGTGGAGTTATGACAAAAATTATTAATCGCAATACAACTATTCCTGCAAAGAAAACACAGACTTTCTCAACTTATGCTGATAATCAACCGGGTGTACTAATCCAAGTTTTTGAAGGCGAAAGAGCTATGACAAAGGATAATACTCTTTTAGGAAAATTTCAATTGGATGGTATTCCTCCTATGCCTCGTGGAATGCCGCAAATCGAAGTTGCATTTGACGTAGATGCAAACGGAATTCTTAATGTATCCGCATCAGAAAAATCTACAGGAAAAACAAATAAAATCACTATTACAAATGATAAGGGCAGATTAAGTAAAGAAGAAATTGACAGAATGGTTGATGAAGCTGAACGATATAAAAATGAGGATGAGGAAGTAAAGGCAAGAATAGAGGCAAAAAACCGTATGGAAGAGCAAATTTATCAATTAAAGAATACAAATTCAGGAACAGAAAGTAAAGTAGATCCTGATACAAAAAAGAAAATCGATGAGATTATTAAGGAATATGAAGATTGGCATATTGAAAACCAAAGTGCTCCAAAGGATGAATATGAGAAAAAATCCAAGGAAATGATGGATGCGGTTACCAATATTATGTCAACTACTACTCAATCTGGAGATAAAGCAAGCGATAAAAATAGCACTTTAGATGAAGAACATTTTGAACCAAAAATAGAAGAAATTGACTAATTTTCTTACTATATAATAATATGAACTATTATATAAAAATATGTGGGTTTATTATTCTGGGCTATGTTGCGTTATGGGTATTATTTATGTTAATAATGAGTATAAAATTATACTTTAATCTTCAGATTTTACCAAATTTATCTTTGTTATTACAATATATTAATAATTTGTTTTACATATAAATATTTTTCACAATATAAGATATATTATGTATAATTATTTAGTAGAATTTTTGGCAACTACCTTTTTCGTATATGTTATTTTAGCCACAGGTAATCCATTAGCAATCGGTGCTGCATTAGCACTAATATTATTATTAACAATGAATGTGACAAGTGGTTATGTTAATCCTGCTATTACAATCGTAATGGCTTCTGCTGGCAAGATTTCAACACAAGAAATTATACCATATTGTCTTGTCCAAATATTTGGGGGGTTAACAGCACTCGAATTATATAAGAGATATAAACTATAATATAATTATATTATATAAATAATAATATAATTTATGTGTGATAAGGTAGATGAATTTTATAGTGAATTGGTAGAAAAATATAAAACAAACAGGAATCGTTTAGAAATTATTAATTTAGTTAAAACATATTGTGAAGAAAATATAGAAAGATGTATTTATTTATTAAAAAAAAAATTAGAAGTAGATTTTTCCAATGATGTAAATTGTCAATATTTATATTTAAAAACACCAGATAATTATGGTTGTGATTTAAGAGAACTTTTTTTTAAAAGAAACGGAGAATTAATTAATGACGATGGTCAAGATGCATTGATACACCGGCAAGAATTGTTACAACTATTTAAAGAAAAAAGATATTTACCAAATGGTAAAAAAATACCACATATATTAACTGATATTGATGATACACTATATCCAAATCATGCAGCAGGTATAGCTGGATCTGATTTATCATGGTTTCTACACGAACATTTTCCAGGAATAATAAGGTTTTATGAGTTATTCTATTCAAATATAAGTGATGAAGAATGCCGTTATTCAACGGTTTTATCTGCTACACCAGGCCCATTAAAAAGTAGTAAATTAAAAGATAAAAAACGCTCTATTAAAAATATATTAGGAGACAAATATGGGTTTATTCAAGGCGAAGAATCAAAGCTTAAACAATTATTTAATACGGGGAATAGATTTCAGTTATATGGTGATATAAAATACCAACGCTATAAAGAATATTGTTTATTATTTCCCGAACATCAAATTATTTTTATTGGGGATAATGGACAAGGAGATTTGATGGCAGGAGAAAAAATGATGGCAAATTTAAAAACAGATACAAATGATCATGACACTATGGTATTTATACATGAGATAATAGAATCATCTGGTTTAAAAAATTCTAGAAATAAGAATTTATCATTTATTCGATTTTTTAAAAATTATTTAGAATTAGGAAAAATTTTTTTAGGACTTAGACTAATATCTGATAATAATGTTGCTCAACTTAAAGAAACAATAATAGGAGAATTACAAAATAATATTCATAAAATTTGTGATAGAAGAGATTTTGCATTGTGTAAAAGAAATAAAAAATATTTAGAAATGATTGATCATTATTTATGTTGTTACGATGATATAAAAAACTGTTTTAATGACCCTCTTTGCATTGAGGAACGTGATATAGCGATAAAGGATGGAGGTAAAAAAAGAACTAATAAAAAGAAGAAAAAGAACAGAAAAACAAAGAAACAACGAAAGTTGAATAACCTGTTACCACCTTAATCTCTATTCGTGCATAAATATATTTATCCACGAATAGGGATTAAAGGGAACCGTATGTTCCCTTTATTATTTGGTTTTTTGTAGTATTCTAAAAAATACAAACAATCCTATTACAGTAAGAGAACCTATATATATTGTTGTTGATAAATCCATTTTATAAACATCCTTTCTCTTATCATCATCTTTTATTTTTGGTATAGGCATATTCGTAATAATTTTATCGTTGTTATTATAATTCATAATATCATCTAAATTAGCAAAATCATTTTCTAGTACAATATAATTATTGTTATTGTCTGGCTTTATTACTACTGGATGAATTTTTTCAGTACTATCGTTATATTTGGTATCTACTGAATTATTCTTTGTCTTATAAATATCTTCAGATGCATTAGGATTGCAATTTCCAGATTTACAATTATGTTCTTTACTCAAAACAGGTAATGGACGATTTGTTAAAGCAACAGAATTAGAATTTTCTACATTATTATTGTTATTATAAATAGAATAATTAAGATTCTCCATAATATATTATAAATATAAAATATTCAAGCAAAAAAGAATTATAAAAATTGGTATAAAGATTATTTGAAATTATTAATTAACAAAATGTGCGGTATTTTTGCTTTGCTAAACAATTTAGATAATCTACTTGGATATGATTATATTAAAAAACAATTCGAAAAGGGCAAGGGTAGAGGACCAGAAAATTCTATACTCAAAAATATTATGGTTAAAACAATGTTTGGATTTCATAGATTAGCTATTAATGGATTAGATGAAATATCTAATCAACCAATTGTAATAGAAGATATTGCTATTATTTGTAATGGTGAAATTTATAATTACAAAGAATTATATAGGGAAATGAAGATCAATGCAACTACTAATTCAGATTGTGAGGTTATTATTCATCTTTATAAAAAATATGGTATTGAACATACACTGCAATTATTAGATGGAGTATTCGCCTTTGTTTTAATTGATTATAGAATGTCTTTACCGGAAGCTAAAATATATGTTGCAAGAGATCCTTTTGGGGTTAGACCTCTGTACTATTTAAAACAAAATAAAGAGAATAGTAATAGTAAAGATTTTTTAGAAAATAATAGAAATGAATTTAATATTTACGGTTTTGCGAGTGAATTAAAAATGTTATATAATATTAAAAAAAATTTAAATGAGAACTTAAAAAGAATGCGTAAATTTAATTCCCATTATGATATTTATCAATTTTTACCTGGAACTTATTCCGTATTTGATTTAAATTTTACTGTAATTCCTTCTTGGAAAATAACAAAAAATCAGATTCCCTACCATTCTGTAGGTTTTTCTACTAATATATTAAAACATAAAACCGGACCAGAAGAAATAGATGAATATCTAAATGCTATAATAAAAAATATTCAATACTATTTAAGAAATGCAGTTGAAAAGAGGTGTTGCACTACGCAACGTCCAATTGCCTGTTTACTATCTGGTGGATTAGATAGTAGCTTGATTGCAGCATTAGTAAACGATTATCATATTAAAAATAGTTTACCTACATTAGAAACTTATAGTATTGGTTTGGCAGGATCAGAGGATTTATATTATGCAAAAATAGTAGCTGATTATCTAGGAACAAATCATACCGAAATATTGGTTACCGAAGAAGATTTTTTAAATGCTATTCCTGATGTTATTTATTCAATTGAAAGTTATGATACAACTACTGTGAGAGCAAGTATAGGTAATTGGTTATTAGGTAAATATATTTCAGAAAACAGTGAGGCAAAGGTTATTTTTAATGGCGATGGTTCTGATGAATTAGCAGGTGGATACCTATATATGAATTATGCCTGTGATCAAATCGAATTTGATAAAGAATGTCGCAGATTATTAAAAGATATATATGCATTTGATGTTTTGCGATCAGATAAATCTATTTCGTCTCACGGATTAGAACCGAGAACACCATTTTTAGATCGTGCATGGGTTCAGTATTATATGTCAATACCAAGTTTTTTAAGATTTCATAAAATATCAGGCACTATGGAGAAATCATTAATTAGAAGTGCTTTTGCTGAAGATGAATATAAAAATTCAATGGGAAAAGCAATTTTACCGAAAGAAATATTGTTACGTAGAAAGGAAGCATTTAGTGATGGTGTATCAAAAACATCCCGATCTCTTTATCAAATAATACAAGATTATACCTATACAAAATTTATGGAAGAACATTATGTTCATTATAATTATCTTGCAAACACACCTGAAATGTATGAACAAATTTTAGCTTATGATAAATACATAACAGAAAATGAAGATCATTTATTACCAAAAACTGCGGAACAATTTTATTATCGAAAAATTTTTGAAACACATTATAACGGAATGGGACAAATATTACCCTATTTTTGGATGCCAAAATATATAGATGCTAAAGATGCAAGTGCCAGAACACTTGATATTTATGGTAAAGAAAATAAAAACATTTCTGCGGAAACTTCTATATAATGGAGAACAATTGTTGTATTTACTCAAGTTTTATTTTTCTAATTAATTCATTAATTGCATTCTTGTATGAATATTATACTTATTCAATTTTATTTTTATTATTATTATTATTTACAACGTCTGTTATTTATCATTCAAATTATAATATTTATACAAATATTATTGATAAGATCGGAATATCTTTAGTAGTAACTTATGGTGGATATTTATTATATTATAAATTATTTGAAAGAGATGTTGAAATAACCAAAATGCAATATATTTATACGGTTTTTATTATAGCTGCTTTTTTAACTACTATTTATTTATTTATATATGGCTATATTTGTACGAGATTTTGCTTTTGTACAGATATTACACTTTCATATATGTATCATTCGCTTTTACATATTATTGCGTCATTTGGACATTTATTAATAATCTTACTGTAATTACAGAATTTGTATTATAACCGAAATATAATATTTTTAACATATTATATTTTATAATAGGTTAAAATATACAATGAATAAATTAGAGTTATTAGAACTGACAAAAAAATACCATTAAAACCAATTATGATGTTAGTGATCATTATTTTGGATTATATTATGTTATTGTTTGGATATTTATTTGATAGTATTTCTAAAGCGGTTGTTGCTATAATATTATCTGTTAATTACATAATTATGTAATTATCTAATTATCTAATAATTACTTTTTAGGATTTATATACGCAAAGAATATATGGATACAAATCAACGTTGAAACGAATAGATATTATAACACATTCATAATAAGGGAGGGGTTAAAGGGGAACCGTAGGTTCCCTTTGTAGGTTCCCTTTCTTAAAAGTCAGCTGTAAATTCAAATGGATCTGTATCTACTGTTTTATTTGCTAATGCATACTCTGAATTAGTACGTTCAAAGAAATTAACTTTAGATTCAATACTTATTAATTCCATAAAATCAAATGGATTTAATGAATTATATATCTTATCATAACCTAATTGAAGTGCTAAGCGATCGGCAACAAATTCTATATATTGTGTCATTAATTTTGCATTCATACCTATCATTCGACATGGAATGGCTTCAGTAATAAATTCTTTTTCTATTTCAACTGCCTCTTTAATAATTTCATTTATACGCTTCTTTGATAATTTACGTTCCAATTTAGAATATAATAATATAGCAAACTCGGTATGTAAGGCTTCATCTCTTGAAATTAATTCATTTGAAAATGTCAACCCGGGCATTAATCCACGTTTTTTTAACCAATAAATAGATGCAAATGATGAACTGAATAATAAACCTTCTACACAGGCAAATGCTACTAAACGTGCTGCAAAACTACTGCGTTTATCATTTAACCATTTAGTTGCCCAATTAAATTTTTTTGCAATACATGGATAATTTTTTGTTGCTTCGAATAATTTTGTTTTTTCTTCTGCGTCTTTAATATAAGTATCAATAAGAAGACTATACATTTCCGAGTGAATATTTTCTATTGCAATTTGAAATCCATAAAATGCCCTTGCTTCTGAAATTTGAACATCGGACATAAATCTCATTGCTAAATTTTCGGTTACTGCACCATCTGAAGCCGAAAAGAATGCCAATACCATTTTAATAAATTGTCTTTCATCCTCATTTAATGAATTCCAATCATTTAAATCTTGAGCTAAATTGACTTCATTTACAATCCAAAAACAATCAACCTGTCTTTTATACATTTGCCAAACATCATCATATTTAATTGGAAACATTACGTAGCGGTTATCGTCAGGAGTTAGAATAGGCTCAATAAATGTTGACTCGGACATCTTTTGTCTAAATAATATACTCATTAGATTTTATCTTCTTTCAAAATTTTATTAAAATATATAAATTTACGTTTGAATTCATATATTTTTTTAAATCAATTTTTTCTTGTTTTACGAGATCTCCTGGATTTACGCGATCTACGATGTTTTCCAGATATCGCTTGTCTCATTGTCTTTGGTACAATATTCCCAACGAATCGTTTTACACCACAAGCCACAGTTCCTACAATATTACTGCTTTTTTTTACAACATCGCCTAAAATGTTTTTTTTTGCCATTCTATACTATTCACAAATATATTTATTAATAGTATAATCATGTTCAATTTATGTAAATATAAGGATATTTTTGGGAAACCTAATACTGGAGTTCATAAATATAGAATTTTTAAAATTGCTGTAGTTGATGTTCTAGTAGTAATTATTTTTTCTTATATAATATTTTTGATTTTTAAGTTTCCATTTTTATATACTTTAGGATTTATGTTTCTATTAGGAATATTTACTCATAGAATATTTTGCGTGCGTACTACAGTCGATAAGTTACTTTTTCCAAATTCAACATAAATGTGTACTTTTTTCCTATTATTTATTTTCAAATGATATTATAATGAAACAAGCCGAAATCGATTTATCCGATACGTCTATAGGTGAACCAAAATCGGAGCAAAAAAAGCAACGAACACGTAAACCTAGAAAACAAAATCAAAAGGAAATTATGAATGAAATTTATTCTGAAGTTGAAAAAGAAAGAGAGCTGTCAGCCATAAAACAGCGAAGACTTTATGAAAATATACAATATTTATCTCAAAAAGAAAAGGCTTTGTTTGAACAAAAATTTACTATACCGAAAAATTTCAGCCAGGAGCGATACACTGGCTTATTAAAACAAAAATCTAAAAAAATCGTAGTAGCAACTGGACCTGCCGGAACTGGAAAAACTCTTTTTGCAACTGAATATGGCGTACGTAACTTTCTATTAGGATCTTATGAGAAGCTCATATTTACAAGACCATCTGTTTCAGTAGACGAAGATTTAGGTTATTTACCAGGAACTCTAGAAGAAAAAATGGCTCCTTGGGTTCGTCCTATTTATGATATTTTATATCAATTTATATCCCCAAAAGAAGTTACTGCATTAATGGAAGAAAAAATTATTGAAATATCACCACTCGGATACATGCGAGGGAGAACTTTTAAAAACTGTTGGATTGTTGCGGATGAAATGCAAAATTCCAGTGTTTCTCAAATGAAAATGTTATTAACACGTTTAGGAGAAAATAGCCGTCTCATAATAACTGGAGATTTAGAACAATATGATCGTGCTAATGAAATAAATGGATTAGATGATTTCTTGAATAAATTTAGAGGGAAACGTTCGTCTAGTATTACGAGCTTTGAATTTCAAAGAGGCGATATACAGAGAGAAGATGTAGTGAAAGAAATACTTGACATATATGGAGGTGATGTTCCAATAGATTATACGACTAATAATGAGAACGATGAAGTATAAATATATTTAGAATGTAAAGGTATTTAGGCACATACATCATTCGGTAATAAATATATTTATCATTGGATAGATATTAATTTCCTTACATAATTTATATAATGTTAAACAAAATTTTAAAATTAAAGTATAATTTTAATCCTATACTTCATAATAGGGTAATTCTTTATTTTCTTGTTATTTTAGCATTATTCGATTTAATATATTTTTTAAACACTAATGATATATTTTCGTTTTTTGTATTACTTTTAACAGGGTTTTTAACATCTTTCTTTAATAAAAATATGACTGTCATATTGTTTATTACTATTATTATTACACATATTATGAAATATGGACGATCATCCTACAATGAAGGTATGGATAATATGGAAAAAGAAACTATCGAATCTAATAGTAATATGGATGAATCTAAAAAAGATGAATCTAAAAAAGATGAATCTAAAAAAGATGAAGCACCAACTATAAATAGTTTATCAGAAAAATTAAAAAAATATACTGAAAAAATGGGTTCTATTGTTGATAACAAAGATGATGCAAAAAGCACAAAAGTAATACAAGAATTAAATGAAATGAAGGATACACGTGATGAAATATTACAAAACGTGAAAAATATGAAACCTTTATTAGAAAAATTTCAAGGATATGTAGAAAAATTTAAAAATTATAAAAATGAGACCAACTAATAATTAAATTAGAGAACTATTATTAATATATTTTCACTATGTTTAATATATATTAAAATATTTATAAATGGCTGATATTATTGCGGCTATACAATCTACTATAGCTGCTATCAGTGGTTTAATTGGAGATGCAACAGGTATAATTGCTGATGTTCAGTCAGCTATAGGTGTTGCTCAAGGTATACTTACACAACAACGGTACATTATGGCAGCAGCAATTGCTGCTGCAGAATTAAGAGCAGTAATTGATATTGTTGATGGTGCCGGAAAACTATTTGTAGGAACAGTTAAAAGTTTAGATAAAGTTATACCACATGGATTTGATAGTATCTTCACAACATTTGTTTTTTCAATGTCATGGATGATGTGTTTATTTAAAAACATTTCTAATATGCAGGTGTGTTTATTCTATTATTTATTAGAAGTTATTGGACAAATTTTATATTTACCTGTTAGAATAATATTATGGCTTTTATTCTCATTTAGACTTGATTTTTATCCTCTCGAAACACAAATATGGGAATTGATTGAATATGCAGATAGAATAGTTATGAAAACTGCTGGGTTTCATATTACCCATTATCCTAAAAATATTAGAGACACTTGTTATAATTGTAAACGATTAAAGATGAGTACTTTAGTTAAACATACTACTCCATTGGCTGATGATATTAATATTGCTATTCCTTCCTATATAATGCCTGGATTTAAAAAGATAGCAAGTGGTGCAGAAAAACTTACCCATCCATTTGACTAATGAAAATACTTTTTCTATAACAGTAATATATAATGGGTAAAAAATGTATTCCAGGAGTATTTTGTATTGAAAATATGACTCTTTTTTTATTATTTTTAATATTAATTTTAGTTATTTATTTCTATTATCAATTTTCGAAATTATCTATTAAAGATAATGATTCGACAAAGGTAATTGTATTAAATCCGCCTGCACCAGTAAATTTAGGAACAATATCTTCTCGTCTTGATCCATTAAATGATCCATATTTACCTCCTATGAAATCTAATGAAATATATTATCCTCGCACAACTAATGATATTCGAGGTGCTATTCCTATTAATGTTGAAACTAGAGGATTAAATACAAATTATCAGCAAATCGGAATTCTTACAAGATCAACAGGTGGTGATTTAATACTACCTTTAATGGGTAGACGTAATATGGCAGGTAGAGATAAATGGCAATATTATACTATTTCTAATTCTGGAAATTTGAATACAAAATTACCCATTAGTGTAAAGGGTAAAAGTTGCACAAATGAATATGGTTGTGATAATATTAGTAATGGTGATATAGTTTATGTAGAAGGATACAATGATTCATTTCGAGCAACAGTATATGAAAATAGTACTTTTCAATATTTACCACAACTTTAGAAACAATATATACATAATTGTAAATAAACTATATCTAATTATAATATAGTTTATATGGATTTAAAAGACGCTATTAACTTAAATACTAACTTTTTAAATTTTAATTTTTCAACTAGCACATTATATAATAAAGGACAATGGGAAGAAAAAAAATTTGATTATGGTAATTATTATAAAATAACTTATCCAGATGATAATTCAGATTTAAAATTAACTGAAAATGGTTTTGCTTATTATTATAACCCAGTTTATCTTTATATTTTTAACAAATTACATTCAATAACTGGGTTAACTGATATTGATACTAATAATATTTGCGGTGAACTAGTTATTGAATATGAAGGCAAATATAGTAATAAAAAAATCTATTTATGCGTTTTTTTAAAATTCATTGATAATGCTCCTTCTTCTAACATAGATCAAATTATTAATATGATCCAACCTCCTAATGATTCTGATAAAAAAACATCGGTTGACTTAAATTTAGCATTGGATATTACAAAAGATAACCAAAAATACGTTCTCTATAATGTGCATTCAGATATGAAAGCTGTTATTGTGCTAACTGAACCTATATTAATAAATGCTTATTCAAAAATTTTTTGTAGCAATCTTACTTCTGTAACTTCATTGTTTGTTGCTATTCCACCAAATAGCAATTTATATAAAAGCGAATTAAATGAAATGTCTGAAGCTGCAAAAAAAAATCCATTAATAGTGAACAACAAGGATGAAATTTATATTGATTGTGCACCTACTGGTGAAAGTAATACAAATATACAAACATATAATATTCCGATTAATAGTACTATTGATACAAAAATAAATCAATTAGAATTTATGAAAACCGCTGTTAATTTTTTTATTTTTATATTAACGATTATTATAATTTATTTTACTATTCCCGCAATGTTTAAACAGATTGTTATTAATAATGCAATTAAATTATTTCCCGACACCGATCAAGCAAAAAAACGTATACGCAGTGCCGAAATTGTTATTATTATATTTTTTTTAATATTTATATTTGGAACATTACAACATGGGTTTAAAAAAAATGATTATACGTCATTAACTACTGGATTATTTGCATTTGTTATTATGGGAATATCGATATCTTTAATCCTTAATAGTAAATTAAATACTGATTATTTAACGTTTGCTAATACTACAATAGTATATAAAGATGATGACAAAGGTAAATCATTTACAGATACTCAAGATATTTTTGCGTTACTTTCTTCATGTTTTAATTTTATGATTTCTAGTGAAGGTGCTAGATGGCCTATTTTATTTTTGTTACTTTTATCATTTACTATTCTATTAACAGTCCGATATGGTACATCAAAAATTGATGATAAAAAATTTGATACAATAAGATGGCAATTGTTAATATATATACCTATAACAGCCAGTGTAGCAAAATATTGGGCATCCGGATAGTCCCATATCCTATTCGTGCATAAATATATTTATGCACGAATAGGGATTAATCTCATAATCCATCTAAATTTCCAAAATTTATTAAACATTTTGTATTATTTAAATTCACTTCTTCTTCGTCTGAACTTTCAGACTTTTTTTCCTTAATTTTAGGATCAAATGTCTTCGTCCAAGTTATATCTTTTTCCCATTCAATATTCATACCACTATATTTATTAGAATCTATCTCGCGGATTTTATAATTACATTTTTTATAAAATCTTTTTCGTTGCTTCCATTGATTTTCAAATAATTCATGAGAATCTATCAGATCAACTATAATAGGATTATTATGTTTAACACGTAATATACGTCCAACTGATTGCGTTATATCTGTTTTAGGGGTTACCATAACTAACGTAGAAAGTGTTTTTATATCCAATGCTTCTGCTGCCATTGCATAGGTAGCCAAAACTATCTGTTTAGATTCTGTTTCTTGCAGTTTTTCTTGTTTCATTCCGCCAATATAATATCCAACTGTCGCTATATTACGATGTATTATTCCTTCATACAAATATGATAACAGAGATCGATTATGACAAAGTATCATTATTTGGTTTTCTGGTTCCTCTTTTATTAAATCACCTATTATACGTATAATGAAATCACTACGGGGACCAAAATCGCATAGTTTAGTAATCATAGTGCTATATTTTGGGTTTCCACGAAAATCATATTCCACTTGATTAAATTCCTGATCATTTGACATGTAACGTATTCCTCTAACTGATACTATATCATCGTCATCTCGTTTTTCGCTATAAATTTTATCACCAATAAACATATATAATATCCTTGTCAGTTTATCTTTACGATCAACCGTAGCTGATATTCCAAGCATATATGGAGTGATTGTTTTGAATAAGGTTCTAGAAAACTGTTCACTACCTATTCTATGAACCTCATCTATAATTGTAAGTCCAAAACAAGAAAATGTATCTGCATGATATTCTTTATCATATAAAGTCTGTATCATCCCTATAACAATTTCCTTATTTTCTACATCAAATGTTGCTGCTTGTATTTTTCCTACTTTTGCACCTGGAAGAAATTCATTTATACGTTCTATCCATTGATTCATTAGAAATTCTTTATGAACTAGTATAAGAGTTTTCTTTTTCAAAAGAGAAATTATTTTTAGAGAAAGCACTGTATTATGCGTTACTGTAAAATCACCTAAAACAAATCGACGATTTCTATCAATCTCAAAACCATAATATTTATCTTTTTTTAATATTCTAGTAGTAATTTCATAGGCTAAAGAATAAATCTTATCGGATGAATAAATGTTTTTTTTAATTAGAAGAGGTATTTCATAAACAGAAATATATTTTGTATTAAATAATTGTATTATAATATTATTATAATCATATTTGGTCCTTACATAATATCCTAGAGATCTTGTTAAATATAATATAGAATCTTTTAATGCATTAGCCTTTGGTGGTAAGAATATTTTACACTCATCTGTAGTAATATGCCCATTTTTGTCGATAAATCCGGCTAATAATTCTAATTGATTTTTACGTGAATTACAAATATGATCCATTCCAAAGCCACAATAAATATCATAGGTATATCCATAATAATATAAATTCTTTCCATGGGATTGCTTCTCTAAAAATGCAATAGGCACACGATAACCTAACAAATTATTTTTTTCGGGATGATTTAAATAATCATTTATTGTTAAATCTAATATTTGTCCTGTGTATTTATTTTGTAATGATAAAATATGACTCATATTTACTGTATAATAATCTGATGTTTCAATTTCTTTTATTTCAACCATTGTCTCAAATCCGCTGCATATTGTTTTAACATATCTTCTTGACGAATCATCACCCATTAATAGATCTCCGGTCTTTATATCTTGTACAAGTTTAATTGTACCATCATACATTAATATAGGCGTATTTTTACCCAAACATTTTCCACGTCCACATGGTACTTCCAGTATGCCTCCATTACCCATTTCAACAGAACTATTATATAATGGGGTGGTTGCGTATTTTATATAAACATCAATTATTTTTTCTTGATAATCGCGTAGTGGTTTACTAAAATGTAAATCAATATCTTCACCCTTTTCTATTTCAGAACGACTCGGAAGTCCATAGCGATTTATTCCATAAAATCGAGGTAAATAAAATTTATTGGTATTTTCACGAAACACTGGAAATGCGGACTCTTCGGGTTTACCACCGAAATTTGCACCAAAAACAAAAGGTTTCACAAATAAATCTTTTCTTAAAAACTCTTCATCTTGTTTACTTATTATAGATTTTGGTATTGTGTATCCTTTTTTTCCCAAATAAGATTGAGAACATACTATCTTTTTATAATCTTCTGTTAATATTAATTCATTACATGTTGGTAATGGTTTTGCATTATTTTTTTTAACAAAGAATTTCTTTCGATTCATTATTGCTAATAATAAAATACTTGTATATCATTTATTAATTTTATTTAGGATATTTCAATTTTGTTAGACAAGATTTCTATGTATTGAAAAAATATAATACTATTGTATAATATAAATGAATTTACCAAGTATCCCTAATACATTTAAATCATTTTCACAATTAGAAATAGTATTATTAGTTATTTTTATATTATACATTGTTTTACCAATTCAAACACCTGATTTTTTAGCAAGGGCGATTGATTCATCTTTAGGTATGATTAGTATTTTTATAGTAACGGTTTATTTGTTTTTTTATGTTAATCCTATATTAGCAGTTGTTTATATTTTTGTTGCTTATGAATTATTACGCAGAAGTGCAAATAAAACAGGAAGAGTAGCAATGATAAAATATACACCATCTCAAGCTAAAAAGGATGCAGAACTAAAGGCACTTAACCCGCCTAGATCAGAGACTTTAGAAGAAGAGATTATTGTAAAAATGGCACCCATTGGACATAGTGAACCAAGTTTATTTACTTCGAGCACATTCAAACCCGTAGCCGATAATATTAATAATGCTGCTTTTGTTAACCTTTAATCTCTATTCGTGCATAAATATATTTATGCACGAAAAGGATATGGGTCTAACGAACATTTGTATCCAATTGGATACAAATCCTCGGATAGACCTTAAGGTTTATACAGGGGATTTGTATCTATCATGTAATTTTAAGAAAATATTGATACTATAATGTGTAACAATATTTTCAGTGTTCGTTCTATATTGTCATAATAATTATGTCCTCTTTTTATGTTTTCTATTTTTACGCGATTTTTTAGAACCACCTCTTGATTTAAGTGAAAATCCTAAATTTTTATTGGACTTTAATGATCGTAAAGAGCTTAACTTATGCTTTCTTTTTCTACCACCAATTAATTTACTGTTATAATTAACAGGTACTGGTTGTGTTGCTGATGTCTGTACATTTGATAATACATTTTCTTTGTTAAAACTAAATCCGGTTAATGATCCGTTACCTAAAGCTGACATATATAAATTAAACAGATTTTTTTCTTCGTAATTATAAATAAAAAAATACATATTTTACTAAATTTATTTAAGTTCTCAGAAAACCTAGAAAAAAAGTCGGAGGCATTTTTCATTTTGGACATTTTTTTTGTCCATTTTTATTTTTTTGAAAATAAAATTTAAAACAGCATTTTTGAAAAATGGGTTTTACAGCATTTCGCAGTAATTTCCAAAAATTCATTTTTAGGTTCGCTGCATAAGAATTTCGATAATTCTACGCAAATTCATATTGGACATTTTTTCATTTTGGCGTAATTCGGCGAAAACGCCTAATAAAAAAACGCCACTAAAATTATAATTTATAGTTTGTTATGAAATATGGTATTATTTTTATTAAAACTAAAAAAATTTTTGTTAGCATACTTGAAAAATCCTATATAAAAAACGCCTTTTAATTTGTCCTTTAGGCGTTTTTTACTAATAAAAAACGCCGAAAATAATATAGAAATATATGTTATATATTATGGTAATGGAAACAAATGAAGCAAACGAAAAATATGATGATAGTAAAAAACGCCGAATAAAAAAACCGATATCATATGAATGTAATAATTGTGTTTTTTTATGTAAAAAGAAGTGCGATTGGATAAGACATATGAATACTGAAAAACATAAACGGCTGAATATTTTGTGTATTTCAAGCAAAAAACATATATGTGAATGTGGTAAGGGATATTCGCATTTATCGTCATTATGTAATCATCGTAAGACGTGCAATAAATATAATAATTCCGATGAATTACTTATAGAATTAATAAAACAAAATAATGATATACAACAACAAAATAAAGAATTACAAAATACTCTTGTTGAACAAAACAAGGATTTGCAAAATAAATTATTAGAAATTTCACAGACTCCTCATATTACTAATAATATCCAAAATAATGTGCATAATAACTTTAATTTAAATATGTTTTTAAATGAACAATGTAAGGATGCTATTAGTATTACTCATTTCATCGACTCGTTGCAACTCGAAGTTTCTGATTTAGAAGCAACTGGGAAATTAGGGTATGTTCTCGGTATTTCAAGAATTTTTATTAATAAGTTGAAGGAATTGGATATTCATGAACGTCCGCTTCATTGCACTGATATAAAGCGGGAGACGGTTTATATCAAAGATAAGGATGTTTGGGAAAAGGAAACCAAGGAAAAAAGTACATTAAAACAGGTAGTAAAGAAAATAGCACGTAAAAATCTTCAACAATTACCTGCATGGCAAGAACAACATCCAGAATTTACAAAGTTGGACACACCTGAAAATAATGAGTATATTAAAATATCCTTGAATGCTCTCGGATCATACTCTAAGGAAGATGAAGAAAAAGATATTAATAAAATAATGAAAAATGTCCTGAAAGAAGTTGTTGTTGAGAAGAAATAAGGTAGGGGAACCAAGGTTCCCCTATGACCCCTCCTTTTATAATATTTGTTGGTAAATAATAATATAAAATTCAGAATTAAGGGAGGGATCTTAAGGGAACCGTAGGTTCCCTTAATCCTTTATAGTTTGCTAACATGAACTATTTTTGTTCTATTATCGACCAAACGAACAGGTGTCCATTTTTTAAATTTATTATTAAAAATACATTCAATTAATAATATTTTATCTACATTTACATATTTATCTATATTAATATTTTGAAAATCGTCTTCGTCATCGCTTTCTTCAATATAATCGAGATTCTTATTCTCTCGAATATTACGAAATAATCCATTCATAAAAACACTCGTCTTATAATTAGGTATATAAGCAATATTATAATATACCAGTTGGTTATTTTTACCAAATGCAAATAAATGGTAAATATCAAATTGAATATCGGCAACTATATGAAATACAGTAGGATATTTATATTGTGATTTAGTAAAATCTGCTCTAAACTTTAGTTGTTCATACAAAATGCTTGGTTTTTTTTGTTCTCCTGTATTTATTTTTTTATTAATATTTACATTCAAATAGGGCATTATTTCATTACAACTTCTATATTGGATATGATGAACTTGATAATGTATTGTTTCATTTATTTCGCTAGGTATACAAGTAGGATATTCTAAAAGATTATCATTTAATTTAACTGTCCATATTAATGGTAAAACAAAAACTACATGTTTTTCTGTATCGAATTCTTGTTTGATATTGCTCATTAATTCAGCTAAAAATGCCATTTTTTCACAGAAATTGCTTTTTTTCATAATAATACCTTTATAAAATATAATATCTTCTATAATGAACCATTGATTTCCTGTTGTTTCTTCATTGATAAATGTGCCATAAACTATTGTCTCTAATGATAAAGATCTATCAAAATTTGTGGGAATAATGTTTATTTTTGTAACCTTTTTTTCTCTGTTTAAATCTAGTAAATAACATACATCATTATCTAAATGAAATGTAAACCAAGCAAAACATTTTTTCCCTGTAGGGATGGCCATACAAATATTATAAAGTGGCGAAACTTTCTTATGTGAAATAGTTTCATAGGAAAGTTCAAATTCGGGAAAACGTTTCATTAACTGCATTGATTGATTTTGAGAAAGTTCCATTATAATATATTAATTATGATGGACCGTTGATATAATATGTGAAATAGTGTTTATATTTATTTTAATAAATGATTTATTCAAATCATGGAGAACCTATAAAAGTTCATCCTGCATATATTTTGTTAAAACTTCATCCATTGATTCTACTTCTATTTTACTTCGCCCTTCATGGGTTTGAGAACCTTGTATGTTTGTTATGTTATTTTCTTGTAATTCGTTTATTATTTTCTTATATTTATTAACCTGTGTATTAACAATATTCTTTGTTTTTTTGGTACTATAAGTATCCAATATGTATATCCACAATGTATGTAACATGTATATTATAAATATGGAAATAATAATATTTAAAATAATCCATAAAAATGTAGTATAATACATAAAGTATATACAAAAATACAAGAATAGTATTTATGTGATTCAACGTAATATTTAAACTAAAAAATTGAAATAAAGATAACTATTATTATATAATTAATCATAATCATGGCACCAGTTACTATTCTTGTAGTTGATAAATCCGGAAACATTAAAGATGTATCCCTAAAAAGTTATGATGAGAGTGAATTATATAAAAAGGCCGGGTTAAAAACAGCAGAAGGATTTAAATGTTATGCGGAGTGGAATATTGAAGAATTAAATAACAAAGCTTATTCGATTTCCGTATTTGGTAAAACAACGGGAAAAGCGAATCAAGAAAATAAATATGATTTTCCTCCACCAATAGATACTACCCTGTTTTTTGGAAGCTGTATTATTGTTAATAAATGTGATGAAAAAGCAGTTAGTATTACTGAAGATGAATGGGAATCTGTTTATGAATATTTATTTGGAGGGTTTGAAGATATCGGAGATCAGGATAGTGATGAAAGTGAAGACGATGATGATGATGTTCCTAGAACAAAAGAAGGATATGTTAAAGATGACTTTGTAGTTGATGATGACGAAGACGACTATGATGATGATGATGATGATGACGAAGAGGAGGAAGAGGATGAAGATGAGGATGATGAAGAAATTTATACAAAAAAAACAAAAAAAACTAAGAAAGTTGAAAAACCCAAGGCAAAGAAAGAATCAGAAAAAAAGGGAAAAAAAACAGCAACTCCTGCTAATGTCTTTACTAATATTACTGAGAGCGAAAGCTATCTTGATTGCACAAGTGAATTAAGTGAAGAAGAATATATTGAATAATTATTCTACCGCTAAAACATTTTCCATCTATTTGTTTTATTGTTAAATATTGTATATTTTGTATCTGTGCTAGTAGTTAATATTCGAATTGCTTCATTTATTCCATTTATCCAAAAATCCTTATTTCTAGAATCCTCATTAGTAGAAATATTGCATATTATAATATCATTACTAGATTGGCCCTGTTCATAAGTCGCTATTACAAAAATAATATTTCTTCTATTATATTTTTTTTCTAATGCCCATTTTATCCGTTTCCCCCATGCAATAGGACCATGATATAATGCGATAATTGGTAAGGGATCATTTAATATATTATGAAATCTTTCAATACGCTTTTCATATTTTTTAAGAACATCCGTTTTATAATTCATCCAATCATCGCATATTTCACCATTATCGTTTAGTGAATAATCATGAGGATATTGTATACCATATTCATCTTCTAACCAATGATTATCCATAATTAAATGCAGGTTCTTATGAAATTTTTGGAAATTATCTTCTATACAGTTAATAAATTTATTAACATGATTAATAACAATCCAGTCAAAAGGTAATGCGGTTTTTCGCAATCCTAAATCTCTAAGAACTGTTGCACTAGAACAATTAAATCCAAGTGTTATAAAATTATATTGCATAATAAAATATATATAAAATAATTATAATTTATATACATAATGGAAAAAATTAATAAAATCTACTATATAAATTTAGATAGACGACCAGATAGAAATGAACATTTTTTAAATCAATGTGCAAAACATTCATTACCTTCATCTAAAATACAACGTGTTCAAGCAGTAGATGGATTAACTTTTCGATTTAATGATGAAATGTATAATATGTTTGCAAATAGTGATTTTACTATAACTTTGAAAAAGTATAGAGAATTAGGATTGGATAATGAGAGTTATAAGGTAGCAGAGAACATAGTAAAAAAGTTAATGGGAAACCAATTAAGTCATTATACGATTTTAAATAATATAATCGATAATGATTATGAATATTCTATTATTTTTCAAGATGATGCAAGATTTAATAATAATATTGTTGAATATATAGATAATCTATTGAAATATATTCCAGAAGACGGAGAACTTATTAATATAGGTTTAAATAAATTTGCAGATGGATCAATGGCTATTCCTTGGGATTTTGTAAAAGACACAGATACTGATATTTCAAAAGAATTTATAAATGAACACATTTGTAAATTAAAAGAAGATGTTAACCCTTGTTCATTGGCTTATATAGTGACTAAAAAGGGTGCAAGAAATTTAGTTAATCACTTTTCAAAAGTAGGATTTTTACAAGAAACTGATCATAACTTTAATCAATATTTAATAACCAAGGATACATTTTATTGTTGCCGTAATATTATGGCTACAAGTGAAAATTTTGGTAGTGATATATTTAGTAAAGAAGTTTTATTCGAATAAAAAGCATATTATTATACCCATAGAAAAAATTGATTTGATATTTATAAGAAATAAATATTAAAAGCATAAAGACAATTAGATATTTGTATACTAGTATGCATAAAATTTATAATCCCGAAAGTTTTCGTAAGAATGTCCGAAATAAAATAATAGAAATATTGGAAAATGAGAATCAAAGTATTAATCTAGAAAAGGGTGTGTTTAATTATACTATTAAAGAGGCTACTAGTAGAAAAATTATTAAGAAATGGGAGAACCCATATTTTGTTCAAATTTATGTAGATAGACTTCGAAGTATTTATTTAAATTTGAAAAACCCTGAATTATTAAATATGATTAAAAAAAATGAAATTACACCTCAAACATTGGCATTTATGACACATCAAGAAATGAATCACGAACATTGGCGAGAAATGATAGATAGAAAAATAAAACGAGATGCAAGTAAATTTAATACTAATATACAAGCATCTACTGATATGTTTACTTGTAGAAAGTGTAAATCGAAACGGAGTACATTTTATGAACTTCAGACAAGAAGTGCGGATGAACCAGCAACTATTTTCATTACATGTTTAGATTGCGGTAAACAATCTAAACGATCATAATACTTTGTTTAACATAGGTATTTCATCAATATTTATACTTACCATAGCTGCATCATTATCTTTTTTAGATATCCAAAAAACATATTTATCATTTTTTATAGTAAAACCTATGCAGAACTCGACACCATAATGCTGAAAGCAAAAAGGATCTGAATAAGAAATAGGCAAACCGGTTTTTTTATCTAATAATACTAACATATGAAAATATTGACGAGGAATTGTTTCATCACAGTAATGAACAACTCCAATAAAATTTTGTTTATCAATAGTATCAATAAAAATAGTAGAACCTCGAACCTTATGAAAAATAAATGATCTTATTTCATAAGATTTTACGATTTCTAGTTTATAATTCTCATAATTAATTTTACCTAACTCGAAAGGATACCATTTATAAATAAAATATTCTTCTTCACCAATAATTAATGGAATCCAATTTTTTTCACAATGGGTCTGTGTAGGCGGTTCTATAATTTTAGAATTTAAAAATTCATAAAATTTTAAATCGTAATCACCAACTATCATGCGGTTCGATCGACTTCCAATATAATTTACATTCGTAGCAATATATTTAATCCTATTATTATATTGAAACAATCGAATATCTTCTAATCCAAGAGAATACATATCATGGTTCTCCAAATCAATATTTTTTTCACTCATTTGAATATGTATTATCGGTATTAATTCATTGTTTAATTCGGAAAAAATGTTCTTTGTAATAATCGTATTTTTTGGATGATTTATTTTATAAAAGCCAGTATCAGTATACGAATAATTAATAAAACGCGTATTAAGATAGTGTTTACCATTATAATATAAATATGCAGCAGAAGACGGATAAAAGTTCTCTATTTGTGGATAATTGTATTTAGTTTTTTCTATTCTTTTATCCAAGCAGTCCGCATAAAATCGTGTTGGTATATTTATTAATAAATTATTAGTATCACTTAAGAACCATTCCGGCTTCCAAAAAGAATTTGATTCTAACCATGCTAAAAAATTAATCTCCCAAACCAACTTTTTATGTTCTCGTATAAAACTATCAAAATGCATTTGATATAGTTTAAATAAAGTAAAAATCGACTGTGAATCAGCTATAAAGAATTTGCTTAAAAAACGCCAATATATATTATCTAAAAGATTATCTATATTATTCTGATTTAAAACACACCACCAACCTGGAATAAGAAATAGTTCTTTTTTAAATTTTCTTCTGGATAAATCAGATAATTGGTTTAAAAAAAGTTCCTTATTTGGAAAAATGCGAAGACAACTAAAATCAATCCATGCAAAATGCGTGGAATTCCAGGGGTTTTCTATTATTGTTTGTACAATTAATTCTATTTTTGAATACTTGGATAAAATATATTTTTCCGTATCTTTATTATGATTTCTATTATTAGGTAATGAGTATTCTAATTTTTTACATTTTTTAGATATAATAGTATCCTCTAATTCAATAACTGGCATAATTTTTACATTATGGAAATTACTTATAATATTTGATAACTCTTTATGGACATATGTATCAGTATATAAACAAATTTGAATACCTGATTCGGCCAATTTAATAAAATTATCATATTTTGCTTTATTATCTATGCTATAAATATTGAAAAAAGATGTTACAAAAGTGATATTGGACATTTTTATTATATAATAATATATTATTATATAATTTTTGAGTATAATAAACTAAAAAAATCTATAGTATATTAGATATATAATTAGTAATGGAAGAACATGAATTTATAAATAGTTTTTGTATAGTAATAGCATCTCATATATCAAATTCAAAGCGTATTTTATATTTATCTGAATGTTTAGAATCACTATTGTCACAAACTATATCTATATCTATTTATTTATCCATTTCATTCAATAATGAAGAGATTAAAACAGAATTTTTGAATAATAATAAAATGATAGATTTATGTAGTAGAATTTTTTTAGTAATTAGAGAACATAAAACACCTCAAATGCGACACATATATTTATTATATCCCGAATTAAAAATGAGGTACAAATGGATAATGTTTTGTGATGATGATGATACTTATAATAATGATAGAGTTGAAAAAATAATAAAATACATATATAGTGGATTAATACAATGTTCTCAAATGACCAATAAAAAATTAATTGGCCTATATGAAAGTACATTTGGTAAAGATCATAGAGAACATAGACACGAATATTGGTGTTATTGTGTAAACATTGAAATAATTAGTATTTTTTACAAAAAAATAGTAAATAATCCGGATATTATTGATAATAAATGTTGCGATGTTCTTTTTGCAGAGTATTTACGCCGTGTGGATTCAAATTTATTATATAGTAGAATAGATGAACGATTATATAATTATCGGGTAGATAATAACAATGATAGTATAACCGGATTCATTAAAGGGAATCAATCAAAATATACGAGAACCAATGATCCTCCCTCTATTATGGATTTATCCTTTTCAGATTATGTTGTTGATTGGAATGAATACTTAATGGAGAATAAGGATATTTATTTACACGATGTTTTTTTGAGAACAATAGTAGGTTGCGAGTTGGATTATATTTTAAGGGCTGAATTTAAAGCGGATTATTCAATTCTATCTTATACCGATAATGTAATTTTGAAAGAAATAAAAGATAAACATGAATATTGGAGAATGATATGTAACCAATTATATGATATACCATTTCTCGCATAAAAAATTGATTTATTGAAATTATTATATTTCCAAAGAAAGATAATATTCAACAAATATAATTTCAAGATGGAAACATTAAACGCTATAGAATATTTGACAGATAAATTCATCAGTGACAACATATTTCGTAATTTTAATGATCAATATTATATTAATATAAACAACGAATGGATATTTATAAAACAAAAAAATATATATTTGATATCTAGAAAATATTTAGAGAAAATCATTGATTTTAGAACATTGATTTTAGAAAATGAAAAATTAAATTTGTTACCACACCATATTAAAGTTATATCAGATTTATTATCTAGATCGAAATCACTATACACTTTTCATAAGAAAGTACTAGAGAGTTTAAAATTAAATATTCCAAATACAGCTAAAAACGTTGAAGAATGTGATAGATTACCGTCTGATTTATTGAGAAATATCTTCATTTTTATTCCAAACGATACAAATGGAGAAATAGTTGAAAAAATAGTCGATAAAATTTTATTACCTAGAGATAAATTAATAAAAAACATTTTATTAGAAATGCCTGGCGTTTTAATGAATGAAGCACTAAATAAATTATGTATTAAATACATAAGATGGCTTTCAATAAATCATCTAATTACGATAGTATTATTTAAAAAATTTGCAGATGAAATGAATAAAAAAAAATGTATTCCTACGTATAAACATCCCTGCTATAAGCCAATAAATAAAGAGGATCATAAATATTTTAAAAAGAAAATTTTCTTTGATAAAACAAGTTTTATCATTAATTTTGGTATTAATTCAACAATTAAATATATTTTTGAGGATATGTTTTATTGTGAAGTGAAAGCAATTTCACTGCCTGCGAATATTGATTTTTCAAAACTGTCACGTCTTTTTGATAATAAAGATACATTAAGAAAAACATATTGTGAAAATTGGGAAACACAAATACCTGAATTATTATCAGATAAAACAAATTATTTAACAACATCAGATAAATATATTATGAACCAATATGCTGTATGGATTAATTATGTTCTCAATATACAGAAAAATTATATTGAAAATAATGAAATATTCTATAAAATTAATATCCGTTTGAAAGAGATAAAAAAACAAATTAAATTTCATACAAAAATTATTAACGCCTATAGATAATTGAATAAATAGAGTATAATGAGTCTATAATATAAAATTTGTTTTTTTCATATATAAAAATTCAGAAAATTGATTTATTTGTCTAATAATTAGTTTATCATAGTAGTAAGAAAATGACAACAATAAAGATATATGCACCTATTAGAAAGAGGATGATAGTAGTTTTTGACGTAGAAACTACTGGATTGATACCGAAAAAAATACGTGGTCAAGAAATTCCAATTGAATCATATCCTTATATTATTCAATTGAGCTGTGTAGTTTATGATATATTTGAAAAAAGAATAGTAAAATCATTTGATTCGTATGTAAAAATTTCAGACAATATTGAAATATCAGAAAAAGTAACAGAACTTACTGGGATTACAAGAGAACTTTGTAATAAAAAAGGAAAAAATATAATAGATGTATTAGAATGTTTTTATGAAATGTATATGTTAGGAGAAGTTATAATAGCACATAATATCGAATTCGATGAAAAAATGATATTAATCGAACTTGAAAGAAATCGAACAGAAGTTCTAGAAAAAATACCGCATTGTTTTAGTATATTTAATAAAATTTATGAAAAATTAAAGGGAGTAGAGCGTTATTGTACTATGAGATATGGCACTGAATTATGCAATATATTGGTACCTTCAAAGATACCAGGAGGAAATCCAACTAAAAAATGGCCACGATTAAATGAGCTACATGAAAAATTATTTAACGAAGTTCCGGAAGGTTTGCATAATTCTTTGGTTGATGTCCATGCTTGTTTGAGATGTTATTTGAAGATGCGACATGGTCTTATTAATTAATAAGTGAAAAATGTGTTTCTTTTACAGAGGAAGGTTCTAAAGGAGCCTAGGTTTCCTTTATTTAGAGGAAGGTTCTAAAGGAGCCTAGGTTTCCTTTATTTAGAGGAAGGTTCTAAAGGAGCCTAGGTTTCCTTTATTTAGAGG